CAGGAACTGGCTGTCCTCGGCGTTCAGCGCCATCGACTTCCAGTCCAGCCCCATCTCAAGGATCATCGGGCGGTGAGCATTGCCAAGCCCGGTGTGACGCTCCTCAAAATCTTTCTTCAGGCGCTCATAAGCCTGATCTGACAGCGTCTGCTCTGTACGCAACACACCCGACGTCACCGCGCCATTGCTGAACAGTCTGGCCCCGTGCTCTTCGGTCGCTGCCGCCAGCGATATTGCCTCGCGGGCATAGGCGACGGGATTCAGCCCCACCAGTCCGTCCAGCGTCAGCGTGCGCACATGCCAGATATCCTCCTGGCTCAGTACATCCGTGGAGCCGTCCGGGAATGTGACCTGATAGACCGGCTCCCAGCTACTGTTAAGCTTCGGTACCACACAGCCAGGATCGACGGGCAGCAGTTCAGCCACTTCGCCAAATGCTTTCACTTTGTAGGCGTAAAAGTTTCCCCGCAGGCACAGACAGGTGACCACCAGCTCCCAGAACTCCTGCGGCGTCATATAGCCATTGGGATGCGTGGAGAGCAGCTTATGCAGACGTTCGCCGGTGGCCCTCTGTTTCAGGCTGCCGTTCAGGTGATACAGATTGCAGGGCAACATCCCGACCGACTCTGCCAGCACCCTGACGCAGGAAAAAACCGCCGTCAGTCGCATGGCCCGCTGGCTGCTGATCTGCTTTCCGGTATAGGTGTCATATGACAGCCCGATAGCATCTGCCAGCTCTGCTGGCGTGGTCACCGGCGCGTCACTTTTTCGTTGAAATAATCCCGAAAAGAACACTATTTACCTCCGCCGACAGACGACTGTGTACGATCGAGATATCGCGCCACCAGCCACGACCAGAACAGGCACAGCGCCCCGGCAACAACAAAACCCGCCGGGGGATAAATCAGCCAGGCACCATACGCCAGCAAAAGCGCACCCAGCACGCCCACCAGAGGCGCGAGAATCAGCATGATCATAATTACCTCAGTTAAAGCGAGCGGATCCCGTAGGACTCAATGTGGTCAGACAGCGTGTCTTCTTTCTCGTACAGCATGGCTCTGCCAACCGCCATAATCAGCGCAACTGCACCATCGATTTTGTTTTCCGCCTGCTCCTTGACGGGCTTCACCACATCATCGTTACCCGGAATGGTTTTGCCGACCACGTTGCCGATACACCAGGTCATGATGGGATTGCCGTCATGATGAAAGCGCCCCGATTCAATCGCCGCTTCCAGCTCTTTCATCGGATCGGACATGTTGGTGTAGTTCTGAATGATGGTGACGGGGTTCAGGTCTTCATCAGCAAGGTCATGTGACAGCCCGGTCGCCCCGAAGGGGTCGATGGGTGACTCACTGACCGGGCTGATTTTGTTCGCCGCTTTGGCCTCCTCGAGGATGTAGCGATAATCCACCTCCGCACCAGCGGTAACGGTCAGAACGCCCATTTCCACCCATTTCTGAAAACGTTCGGCTGTCCGGCGATCTTCATTTTTCTCGACGCTGTACACCGTGTCATACGGTACCCAGAAACGCGGGGCCACACTGTAGTAATGCGTTTTACCGTCAATCTCGCGGGTATAAAGTCGCGCCATGCTGTTCATATCCAGCTTACGCGCCAGGTCAAAGGCCAGAATGCACGGCTGCCCCTCGAACTGCTCAAGGGTCAGTGATTTATCCTCGCAGCTCTGCCAGCTCACCAGGTTGAAATACGCCGAACGCGCCGACACCCAGATATTGAGGTGTTTTGTTTTAAAGACGTTTGCCAGACGGGCGTTATTTTTCGCACGCTGCTGCTGACTTAACAAAAATTCGCGATAAACCGACACGCCAATATTCGGGTTAGCTTTTTCCAGCACCTGCGGGTCGGTCCAGTCATCGCCTTCGTCAACGGTATAGATGATCCCGAACAGTTCATCGTTGGGTACCGACCCGTTGAGCATCTCGATAACTTCCCGTCGCTTGTCGTAGCACGGCCCCTCAATGTTGTACCCGGCAGTAGTAATGGCCCACATCAGTGGCTGACGTCGCGCCCCCATCCCGGTAAGCATCGTGGTGTAAAGCGCATCGGTGGCGTGCTCGTGATATTCATCCACCACCGCACAGTGGGGTGATGAACCATCACCGGGGTTACCGATCAGCGGTTCAAACCGCGCGCCATCCTCCGGACGATTCATATTTGAGGCGTTAACCTCAATCCCGAACGCTTCCGTCAGCATGGGTGTGCGTTTACACATCAGTCTTGCCGGACGAAAGACTTCCCATGCCTGTTTCTCCGTCGTGGCACCGGAATACACTTCCGCGCCGAACTCGTTATCACAGGCAAAACAATACAGGGCGACACCGGCAGAGATTGCCGATTTGCCGTTCTTACGGGGGATTTCGGTATACACCTCACGGAAGCGGCGCAGCCGGGAGCCTTTATTGACCCAGCCAAACGCGCAGCAGATCACAAAGAGCTGCCACGGCTCCAGCGTGATGGGCATCCTCTTGAATGCCCACTCACCCTTGGTGTGCGGCAACAGCTGAATAAATTTGGCGGCCCGTTCAGCCAGGTCCTTGTCGAAGCGGTAACGAAACGACTTACTTTTTTCCGCCATCAGGTCATCAAGATGGCGCTGGCAGGCCTGAATCACAAACTGGCAGGCCACAATCTTTCCGCGCACGACATCCCGGGCATACTGATTGGCAGCATTTACGTTGGGGTAAGATTTCCGGCTCATGATTCGATGATTTTCAGAAACGGGTTAGTGGCTTTCTTCTTCCCCGCCAGGCCAATCAGACGCTGGCGGCTGCTGGGGTCGAGTCCGAGCATTGCCCCCGTACTGCTCATCTCGGACTCCTGTTCTTTTTTGGCGGTCAGCTCCGGATTTTTGACCATACCGCCCATTGCACCGGTGATGGTGTTGCCCTGTCTGGCAATATTTTTCACGGCACGTCGCCAGAACTCGTAGGCCACGCACCACCGCTCAAGCACCGCGAGGTCAGTCACGCACAGCAGGCCCTGACCGCAGAGTTCTTTAGTTGTCAGTTGCCACATGATCGTAGCGAGAGGGAGATCTTCTTCAGCGAACCACTCCGGTGGCTCAACACCTTTGATGGGCGTAAAAACAGGTTCATCTTTATTCAGGGCTCGCTTGCCGGGGTTTCCGGCCAGCGCCTTGCGCGCCGTTGGCTTGGGGCGACGCCCGGAACGCCCCGCCGTTCCAGCCATATGCGGCACTCCTGGTTAAATTTCATTTTTCGCGGGTATAAAAAAACGATGGGGCGGGCAGTCTGGAAGACGTCAGGTCACAGAGATTTGACCCGCCCCTCCCCTCAGACAGTTGAGAGTTATTATCACTTAAGCCGTTCACGGGCCGTCTTCGCCTTATGGCACGGCCAGCACAGACTCTGCAGATTACTGTCGGCATCAGTGCCGCCATGTGCTTTAGGGATGATGTGGTCAACGGTTTTCGCTTCACGCGCCACACCAGCACGCAGACATAACTGACAAAGGCCTTTGTCACGTTGCAGCACACGCACGCGAATAACATCCCACTTAGAACCATAACCGCGCTGATGACGGGATTGTCCTGGCTTGTATTGCTTCCAGCCCTCGCTTTTGTGGCTTTCGCAGTAGCCTGACGGGTCTGTGGTGGTATGGCGGCAGCCACGAACGCGGCAGGCTTTTGGGGTTCGTGGGGGCATTGGACACTATCGTTGCTTATGTTTATAAAAAAAGCCCTGCTTACGCAGGGCATAAAAACTCAATATTGATACTATGAATCTATTCCAAATCCCAACGTGGAATATTTATTATCTTACCAGGAGTTAAGGAAAATTTGGCTTTCTTCAATATCTCAACATTAGCATCATCAGGAATCACTAAGAAGTACGAATAGTGCATTTCTCCAGAATTCCCATGATTCTCCTGAATATCATCTTCGCTAACTCCCGACGCTTCAAGCTCATCAACTGTGAGTCCTAAATAATCAGCTAGCTTTTGTATATCAATCATTAATCACCTCACATATCAACGATGAGGCATCATCATCACACACTCTAGCAAAAGCTTCAACTTATTGTTATTATTAAAATAATTCTATACAAATTACATCTAATGTATATCCTATGATACGATAGATGCGAATATTAATGACAAACAACCATCGTATTTCTCTGAAAAATGGCAAGTATCACTCATTATTCCCCATGCATCTATGTACTCTGTTCATGGTCAAGCCATAACTATATTTAATGCAAGAATACGGAAAGTTAAACAAATAAACGTTGATACACTAACATTCCACAAACTAGTTATACTAATGAAGTAGGCAATTCTTCCTCTGAAATTCCCAATACTCTCCTATCGGCCCGCAATTTTGCTATAGCGCACACTTCACTATAAGATGGTGCGGAGTTCTCAGGATAAAGTACATACTCAAAATGCGGCGGAGGATTGAATATTAAAACTGAATACCCAGCTTCTTGAAGGATATTTTGGACGATTGAATAATAAGGTCTACGCTCATCAAACCAATAACATCCATTCCTTTCTATTGACACGATTGCTTTTTTTGCGTGCTTCTTATAAACCCATGCCTTATCCATATCCTGTCAAAAATCTCTCTACGTAATTGAACAATAACACTACGTAGTAGTCATACACCAGAATATCTAACATATCAATCCAGCAACATTTAATTATTTTAACTTAATATGAAAAAGTCTTCAGTGATTATAATTTCACACCTATATATCAATTCAGTAACTTTTCAGAGCCTGTGGCCAGTCTTTGGACACGCTGTTGTTGGACAATAGCTCGAATATGAGACTTGTCCGTATTACATTGCCCTAATGCAGATAACAAGCTCGCATTTAAGTTGAGACTTGCACCATACGTCAGAGGGTCTGGTATGAGCGGTATAGGTGTTTCAGAAATCAAACTAGTTGGTAGTGGTGTAACCGGAGTGCTCACGTAAACTGTCCGCGTACTTCCGCAACCGATCAGCAGCGGCAGCAGGCACAGGACGTGAAGCACAATCATCATCCGCAATAGCCATTTTGATATCTTCCTGGGTTCTCTGTGACTCCAGTGCGATCTGCTGTTTTGCATGCTGGTTAGCCTCCAGAACTGTATTGAAGATTTGTAGTGATTGCAGGACGTTATTGGTAATGGCTGTTGCTGATTCAGCATTTCGTACAGCCTCATCAGCACGTTTCTTTTCGTGCTGATATTTGCTGTAGTAGTGGTTGGCAGACCAGATGAAAGAACCGATGACAGTAAAGATGAATGCAGAGATAGCCAGCTTATAGCTCAACTTCATTTACCACCCCACCAGCCTCTTTAAACCGGGAAATCAGGTCACCGATTTTATGTTCATACTGACCGTAACCTGCACCAGGTAACGACGCCCAGATATTGCTGCAACGATCGATAGCCTGACGAATATCGCCGCGATCAATCATCGGTAAAGCGCCACGCTCTTTAATCTGCTGCAATGCCACAGCATCCTGGTTTTTGGGAGAGAAGTCTTTCAGAGCAAGCTGCTTACGGTAGGCATCCCACCAGCGTGAAAGAAGCTGATAACGTCCGGCGGCTGTTGATTTGAGTTTGGGGTTTAGCGTGACAAGTTTGCGAGGGTGATCAGAGTAATCAGTAAACAGTTCACCGCCAACAATAACATCATAACCGTGATTACGTGTCGGTTGTCGCCCGTTATCCGTTCCTTCTGACCATGCCACCATATCGAGGAAAGCTTTACGCTGGGAATTTAGTACCTGCATAAATTACTCCTTAGAGCCACTAAACTTATTACCGATTACTCGCATTGCAGCTCCACGAATGGCATCAACACCGATCAGCCCAACGCCACCACCAATGGCAACAGAAAGCGATTTAGGCCATCCGACATACTCAAGCGCGGATGCAAAAGTCAGCGTCAGAGCACCACAGAGCAAAATCTCGAGCGTTTTTCGCTTCCAGCCACCACCTCCGCCAAAATAGGCGATACGCAAACCAGCCATAACGATCGACATAATCACTGCCCCCAGCGGGGTGTCTCCACGCCACCAGCTCTGGAACAACTCCAGCCAGTCCGGCCAAGTATTTGGGTTATGAGGCATTTGTAGTTATCTCTCACCTGCGATTATTTGCGGGTGCTGTGTTGGAAATAAAAAGGCCACCCGAAGGCAGCCTGATTTAATTATTCACATTAATCGTCACTTAATAGGATTTGGTTTTATGTCGTCAAGCCAGTCGTTATCACCTCTTAGCTTGGCTACTCGTCCTTCAACATTAGTTAACGGTTTATAAGCAGAGTATTTGCCTATAGCCCTAGCAGAATGCTCTCCAGCAACACGATAATTTTGGAAGTCCAACTCAAGTCCATGCTGCTCCGCTCTCATTCGAATATAGCCACGAAGCATGTTTTCTCTAAATCGAAACCAAGATGGACGATTCCCTAAAGCAGGGATGATGATGCATCCAAATGTCGGTTTCTTCAATGCATTGAACTTTCGCTCAAACGTGGATTTATCTAAAGGTGTTACATCAAGCGATTTGCAAATTTTAACGTACGATTCTGATATATGAGTCTTATGTCTGGTCAAATCAGCCATATCGGACATAGCCCAAAGAATATGCTTATATGACTCATCACGTCCCTCTGTTGCATCCGTGTAACTTTGCCTTAAAGTTTCCGAGACTGAATCAATTGCATCATTTAACCCTTTAATGAAAAGGTTGTAGTCAACAGAGCTGTATTCACGTATTGAGCTTTGACATGTTAAAAGGATTTTTTCACAAATAAGATGAATGTAGTTCGGGAACCCGTCACTAAGACCCGCAATTTTATAGCGGACAGAATCATCGACAGTCAGGCCAAACTCATCGAAAGCATTATCAATTATTTGAAAACGACCATTCCATGGTAAACTATCGAGATGTACCTGATGTATTTGTCGCTCACTTGATTTATGCCCTCCGATTAAAGTAACGAGAGAATCACCAATCCCCGTAAAAATTAATTTTACTTCACACGCCTGATCACCAAGTTGCTTAATGAGTGATCCAAACTTTTGTCGTTCTTCATCAGAGTCAATTTGGTCAAACTCATCGATAACTATATAAGGAATCTTTGAGTGAACTTTAGTTAAAAATTGCAACGCCCGAACGGCTGCAGAAACTGAGTCAATTTTCAGTTCTGGATAATTATATTTTTGATTTTGACCAGCATTGATACCACCAATTCCAGCCACATTTAAGCCAAAGCTCCATCCCTGTGTATCGATTTTCTTATCCTGAGGTGTGCCTCGCAAAATAATGTCATTCATGACACTTGAAAAAGTGGATTCTTTCTCGCAGCCAACCAAAATAGGTTCAGCATCTTCCTGCAGCTTAAAAGCAACAGTTTGCGCTAAGGATGTCTTTCCTACTCCGCGATCACCATAAATGAAAGCATGCCGACCTGTAGCATAAAGCGCCAATTCGAGATCGGTTACATGTTTTTCACGTCCAAATAACAGTTCCATAGAAACAACTGGACCCGTTGGTCGCAAAACTTTATGCAGTTTATGCATAAAGTCTCGCAAAGAAAGACCTCCACAGAGCATTTTTATTCTCCTGCATTTTTTTCGAAAACTATAACATCATTCTTTTTGGCAAGCCTTTCCTAAACGCAAAAACCCGCACAATGGCGGGTTCTTACTATTATGTTGCTCAGTTCGCTTTTCGTCCCGAGCTTATCACAATTCAAGCACTTTCTTGCTCACTTTGCAATTTAAATCTGTCGCTATTTGTGCCAAACGCATCACATAGTGGAGCGTACAGGAGCGATTCGGCCAAACTTATCCATGTGTCAACTCGGCGGCGACAGGTAATGAATGCCCAGTCAGGATGTTTAATATGAAGCTCATTGGCCATTTGCAACTTGCTCTTACGCAGACGATACCGGCCAACAATCACACCGTATAGAGAACGGTAATCATTATTCATCAGCACCGAGGCGATCACACCGTCAATCTTCAGGCCTTCATCGTCCGAGCAAAACGCCAGACTACTTTTGTTTTTACTGTTGAGTATTTCGCGCAAATAAGCTTCGAGCTCTGGTTTCGTAATGCCTGACTTTTTCATACGGCGCAGCGCATCGTTGATTGCAGTTTTGGTAATTTTGCTGGATACAAGCAGTTGGTTAAACATGTTACCGCTAGTCCCTCCACTGATATAAGACCAACGCCCCCACATGCGGAGCTTCCCCTGAACCCAGATACTTTCCAGAGTACGAAGACGAACCATTTCACCCGTTTTGCCAATTTCAGAAGGATTAATCATTTAGAGTTCTCCACTTACGCCAGCACGCCAATTGCCAGCGCACGATCGATAAAACGAAATATCAGCTCCAGCTGGGAGCCATACTTCTCTTCAAATGCCACGGTATCCGCATGCAGCTCGTCGTGATGCTTTCTGCACAAAGGCAACACAAAGAGGTCATGCGCTTTTGTACCCATTCCCCCCTGACCGTGGCCTATCAGGTGGTGGGGATCATCAGCAGGCTTTCCACAACATGCACACAGCTGCGTCTTAACCCAGCGCGTGTACTTTTCATTAACCCAGCGGCGACGTTTTGGGCGTAACATAAAAGACTCCGGCGACTCCGGATCCACTTCCAGCGCCAGCACTTTTTTCGCTTTATCCTGGATGATGCTGGTGGCAGGAACCGAAGGCACAAGGTCACTTTCCCGGGTAACAGACGGCACAACAGGCTTCGGTAATCTCAGTGCCTTACGGGCTGCACTTTCCGGTAAGGCATCCGCCAGGTCATTACGAATCAGCCACCAGCACAGTTCCGGCATTGTCACAACGTGACTGTCATCAAAACCGAGATCCCGACGCACAACAGACAACACCCAGCGGGCACAGTTATCCGTTGCCATTGATTCCAGCCGTTCCGTGAACTGATCGCGCAGCTGGTTATCGCAGTGCCAGCACAGACGGATTGCGCCCGTAGCGTGTCGCATTGTGGTCATGTTCTCGCTGTGCCAGTCGGAATGAGGCCACTGGCAGCCTTTTTCACGAAGTAACCAGCTTTCAAGACATTCCACGCCACCAGCACGACGGATCACTGCCTCATTGCGGAACACGGCCCGAACGGCAGGATCATCCGCCAGCGGTTGTGATGCCGCCGGAACGGCACCACTGGCGAAAGATGAATAACGTTCCGGCTCAGGCTCCAGCAGGACACGCCCCTGCATAAACAGGGGCATCAGCTCTGAACCTGGCCTGAACAATACGATCCCCATACGCGGGGCAATTTCAGGAGTCAGTAGTGCTCTCACGGTCACCTCAATGAACGGTATCGAGCAGCTTTAACAGCTCAGGGAATCGGGATTCGAAGAAATGCGGCTGCGTCTCGCGCGGATTTGCGGGACTGGTGATGTTCTTGCCGAACATGCAGCCTTTCGCTGTCAGCGACCAGAATTTTTTGATGTTGTTAATCGCGGTACGGCTGTATCGTTCGCGCTGCTCGACGATCCCCAGTTTCACCATCTGGTGATATGCCTGATTAGCCGTCAGGCGTATACCATACTGTTTCAGCAGTGCACTCAGTGACAGTGTCGGGCGACTTGAGCCATCGTGTGCATCAGCAGGAGCATCAATGGCATAGCGCGGTGCCAGATTCGGTAAGCCAACAGCCTCCTGGAGTTTCTGACAGGCACCAAGCACTGAAGAGTTAGACAGGTTTAACTCCCGGCGCATAAAGTCCAGCAGGATCACGCCAGCCTGCATCTTGTCAGCAGCCTGTCCGGATAATTTTTCCGGTGCGCTGGTTACCATATCGAAAGTACGGATCACCTTCAGATGGAATGACGGGCTGATCCACATTGCATAGGCATACACCAGTTCCTTGCAGACATACGTTCCCCGTTCATTTCCCCCATGAATCACACTCACCGGGTCAACACCCAAATTCTGGGTGTTGGTCAATTCATGAACAAGCTCAACAGTTTGTTGGCTGGAAAGAAACTTTCCCGGCTCCTTGGTTCTGGCATTTGCACCAGATGCTACTGCTGCGCGATGCAGATCGTTCAGGCTGTAACGCCCATAAGCATCACGACGAACTTCAATACCATCAATGACCATCAGATTATTCATACTTCGTTTCTCCTCTTGATCAGGCGGCTGCACCCGCCGTTTTCTCGTACTTACTGATAGTGATCTCGACCTTCCCTTCCGGGATAACCGGTCCCCACTCCACCAGCATTCTTTTCACCTGACTGTCGTCTTCCCACACCCCCGCGTGGGTCAGGGCGTCAAACAGCGCCTTGTTATAGTTGTCCAGATCGCGGATCCGGTTATCCGGAGGAAACAACACGATCTCCACTGAAGCAGGTGCCGACGTTGGTTTTGGCAGACGACGTAACTGCTCAACTATTGCTGCACACGCCGCGCTCTGGAATTTGCGCCCCGCCGCGCTTATCAGGCTATTACCTGCAAACGCCCCTTTGTTGGGGTGTCGCCAGTACGTGTTCACGCTGGGCGGGAAAGGCAAGATCAGCTTCATACTTTCAGGCCCCTCTCATGTAACCAGTGGGCTGCACGCAGCCTGGCGTTTTCCTCACCGACAAGCAGTGAGCGGATAATCCCGACCGCCTCGCTGTCGTCGTCCTTCACCGCGGTATGAAGCGTGATGCCCCGGGCCACGCCACGCTTTATCGTGATGACGCCTTTTTTCTCCAGTGCGCGAAGATGTTCTACCGCTGCATTCACTGAACGGTATCCCAGCATGGTTGCCACCTCCTGATTGGTTGGCGGGAAGCCACGTTCTTTCTGATAAGAAATCAGCATATCCAGCACCTGCTGCTGGCATTGAGTTAACGTCGTCATGCCGCCATCTCCCTGACCAGTTTTTCCGCCTGCTGGCGAACCTGCGCCAGAAACGCCTCACCACATGCCTCAAGTTCATCGCGCCCGATGTAGCTGATTGCCGGTCCCTTCCAGGTCTTGTCGAAAACAGCAATAGCACCAGCGAAGAAAGCTCCTGTCGGCACCTGCTTCTCGTCCTTCGGGATAAACCAGGCTGGCAGTTCAAAACCAATACGCCCGCGAATAAAAGCAATATGGTCTGCATCTTCCGGCCACCACACTTCGCTGGTGGCAGCTTTGATCAGGAAAACATAGCGCCCGCCTTTATCACGCATGGCACTGGCATGTTTCATGATGTAACGCATGCCGGTGATGTATTGCCCCTCATGCTGACTGGCGCGGCTGTATGGGGGATTACCAAAGGCAGCACCTTTAAGCTCCGCAAGACGTTCTGACCAGTCATGCGCCAGCGCGTTGTCTTCCGCAGTGTAATAAGCGGCACATTTGGCGTTATCACCATCAGTGAACAGATCCAGAACAAACGGGCCAAACAGGGTGTTAATTCCCCAGAAAATGTTGTCCGGCGTGCGCCACTGATCGCCCACTTCCTTCAGTTCATGGCTTGGTTTGTTCCGCAGCTCCACCAGCGCCTGGCAATATTTATTACTCATTAAGCCCCCACGTAATTCCCTGACAGATACCACTCTTCACCCGATGCAGAGCGCTTGCTGCTTTGCCGTAAGCACCGCTCACGATGCGCCAGAAAATTGTTTCGTTCTGGCTGGGAGTGGCTTTCACGGAATGCCTCCATCCACACCGTTGCGGCTCGACGGAATAAACCCCTGGACTCCAGTTCTTCAGCCTGGCGGGTCAGGCACAAAATCACCCGGGGGTCGTTAGTGCCGACATAGAAATTACGCACAGGTCTGGTTTCACGAACTGGTTGTGGTTTCGGCTCCTGCGCTCTCTCAGTCAGGCGCGGGAAATGTCTGCGTGTATCTCCTTCACAACGGTGAGCCACACGCCCACTCTGACGTAACTTGCTTGCTGACTGCAGAACGCGCTGCCGTGAGTAACCTGCAAAAGCATCCGCAATGTCTCCGGAAGTACACCCTGGATGGGCTTCAATGAATTTCTGAACGTCATTCAAAAGACTCATGCTCACCCCCTGAATCCTGCCGGGATCTGGCTGTAGTCCACGTTGTCGTAACTGGATTTGAAGTACGGGTCTTCGCGTTTTTCGGTGTACGTGCTGACGGACGGCGATAAGCGCAGGGAAAGCTCATCCCATTTTTCCCGCAGCTTCGACGGGCTGAGCACGTTACGGCACCAGAACGGATCGCGGCTGACGCGGCTGTACATCTCGCAGATTTGTTTGTGAGTACGACCATCCTGCACACACATCAGGCGAATTTCGTTTGCCCAGGCTGTCCAGTTCGGTTCTTTGGGACGAACCACCTCGCCGTCACATTCGGCAGCCTGCTCGTACAGGGCGATGATTTTTTTCCAGAGCCACTGTGCGCAGGTCAAATCATCCTGCGTCCCCCACTGGCGCTTTTTAGGGCTGAATACAACCGCATCAGGATGGCGAGTTAAAAAATCCTGTTCAGCCGTCTGCGTGTCCAGTTGCGAAGCGTCCGGACGAGAAGGTTTTTTATCTGACGGATCATGTTTTGATTTTACTGACGGATCCCCGCCAGATTCTGACGGGTGAAAACCCGCTTTTTTGCCAGATTTCGACGCATCAAATTTTGACGGGTCAGATTTTGATGCGTCAGATTTTGACGGGTCAGAATCTGACAGTTGAGAAAATGCCGCTGCCTGAAGCTTCGCAACGTTAAGCTGATAAACATTCGACGCATTGCGGTTACCCTTGCGACGCGCCTTACGCGTTAACCAGCCTTCTGCTTCCAGCCGTGCGATAGCCGTTCTGACGGTACTCATCCCCGCGCCAATCTGACGGGCAATGGTTTCAATTGATGGCCAGCACACACCTTCGTCATTACTGAAATCAGCCAGGCGGGCCATAATTGCCACGCTGGATAACTTCATGCCTGATGCAGCGCAACCATCCCATACATAGCCGGTTAATTTAGTGCTCATGACCGACCTCTATTTCCCTGAATTTACGACGAAACTGTTCGAGCGGACTGAAGCATTCATGCTCATAACCTTCGCGGAGGTAGATAACCCGTTGTGTTTCCGGCTCCCAACGAATGACTCTGACGAGCACTCCGTAGTGATCTTTGAACCAGCGGTTAACTTGTCGCAAAGGACTGTCTCCTTCTGCCGGTTGAAATCACCCACAGCCCACTCTGCAAAGCTGTGGGTTACAATTTCCCTGTCACCTGGTACATTCACTGCATAGCAATATTCCACCTTCGCTTTTCCACCCGGTACAGGAAGCGCAATCAGTTGCGAGCGACGGTAGTGTGTTGTTAAACTGTTCATGCGTTAGTTTCTCCACAACCAGAAGCAATCGACGCCACGACGCCCGGAGCTGCACACTCGCGGGCGTCATTACTTTCTGAAATGCAAAAAATTTTGTAGACAAGTGCTGCATGCTCCTGCAGCTTCAAAATTGAGAGATACAGCTCGTCGTTAATTGCTGTCTTCTCATGCGGTTCCACTACGCCGTCTTCGATTGCTGAACGAATCTGTTTTGAATAACTGCCGATCTGTTCAATGACTTCCAGCAGACGCTGGTTAATATCGGCGTTGTCCACATCCTCGACGTCAGGAAGAGACACAAAGACGCCATTTGCCGACTGCGCCACAGCGTCAGCAATAAAGTGAGTTCCACCAGCACGTTGCAAAATCATTGCCCATCCCAGCGGGAAAATCTGATCGCCATCGGCACGAAGGCGGTTAAATAATGCGTTCTCTGTTACATCCAGCCAGTCAGCTGCTTCAGCATACCCCCCCGGCAACGCCGCGATAGTTTTTCTGACAGCTTTCACGTACCACTCAGGCTGTTTTTCTATTTTCCAGTGATGCTTACCCACGATTAGCCTCATCGTTCTGTGGTTAAAAATTGAAAGTGTTCTGCTAATCTTTCGGATAGATATCCGGTCTTAAGTCAGATTTCGTAATTGCACCTGACGTGCATTGCTCAAGTTTTTTAGCCAGCACAAAACTGGCTTTTTTATAGCCATTGAAAACCAGCCGTAAGTAGCCAGGTGTTGAGCCAACTTTTCCGGCCAACTCGCTCTGCTGTTCTTTGGTTAAAGAGTCCCAATACGCTTTCATACAATATGTACCCCCTGTGTACATATTACATGATTAAAATGAACCTTCAAGATACTTGTACCTTAACGGTACAAGGGTTTTAATTTCGTTATGAAAACAATCCATGACATCCGGCGGTCTAACGCCAGAAAACTGAGAGATGGTGTTGGCGGGAATTCTTCCTTTGCCACTATGATTGATCGTGAGCCAACCCAAACCAGCAGGTTTATGGGAGATGGTGCTACTAAAAATATCGGTGACAGCATGGCACGACACATCGAAAAATGTTTCGACCTGCCTGTCGGATGGCTCGATCAAAAACACCAGACAACGAACATCACAAAAAAACCTGATGTTTCAATCACTAATAAACAAATCACATTAGTCCCTGTCATATCATGGGTACAGGCCGGAGCATGGAAAGAAGTTGGATATTCTGAGGTTGATTTGAGCACAGCAGAAACGTATCCCTGCCCTGTACCCTGTGGGGAAATGACTTATATCTTGCGGGTGATAGGTGATTCAATGATTGATGAGTACCGCCCGGGAGACATGATTTTTGTCGATCCTGAAGTACCTGCCTGCCACGGTGACGACGTTATTGCATTGATGCACGATACAGGTGAAACCACCTTCAAAAGGTTGATAGAAGATGGGACACAGCGTTATCTCAAAGCGTTAAACCCAAACTGGCCTGAGCCTTACATTAAGATCAACGGTAATTGCTCTATAATTGGTACTGTGATTTTCTCAGGAAAACCAAGAAGATACAAAATCAAAGCCTAATCAATGTTTATGAACCTGCTTCGGCAGGTTTTTTTATACTTGACAATGTACCTTTGAGATACATAATGTACCCAAGAGAAACAACTAACAGGCAGGACGCTCACGAAGTAGCCGCCCGGGGCATATGAAGTCTAGGATGATTCGTTAGCAACAAAAAAGCGCCCTACAGGACGCTTAGCTCTTTAACAATCAGGTCCCCATCAACAAGTAACTGATAACTTGAGGAGGTGTGAAATGCACAAAACAGAACCAAAAATCGTCGCGCCTAGCTACACAGATGAGGAAATTTACGAGTGGATGACAAAGAAGCTGGCAGCTATAAACCAGCTTCGTGAATTGCTGTCTTATCGACAGGAAACAATAGGCTCCTTAAAAAAACTGGATCAGGAAATCACAGTTTTATCACAGGATGCTACTTTAGATATTGTGCAGACAAATTAGGATCCCATTCATTTTCGTCAAAATCATCAAAGTGATGAATTTGTGATCTCCAGTCTCGATAATCTAAAAATTTCTGGGCGGTTACGCTTATTTTATCAAGCGTGAGTTCATCCTGAATTGAAAGAAGAAGTTCATCAAATTTCATCTCATTAATCTGTTTTGGCATCCAGTGATGCTTCATCAGAATAAGGTGAACCAGAGCCTTTTTTCCATTCAACTGATTATAGGGAGTGCCGAATTTCTTCCGGTGCTCATGTAAGACAAGATCCAGAAGAGTAAGTAATGTTGCCCTTGATTCCACTTTGCTTATTTCGACTGATGACACTACCCCACTGATTTCAATGCCCCGATACTTTCCAACATTTTCACAGTGGGATTTGTACAACGTGTAGATATTACCGGACATTTCTTTTCCTTTTGCGTTGTTGGGGATAACCAGATTAACCGAATCCTTGTTGTTGGGGAATAACCAGGTCCACCTCGCCTGATGTGGCTAAAAGCAGGCACATAACAGCTAAGTATTTTCAACCAGAGAGAATCCTTAGCGTTGTGGTGAATGCGGCTCAGCGCACGCGGGTTAAGGTTGAGGCTGACAGTCGACCTTCTGTGGATACCCACCCGCCTGGTGTGCAACCTTCGCCAGGCACCGGGAGGCACCCGGCACCACAACTTTATGCTGTGTGTAGTCCTGGCGGTACCAGCTTGTACCCTTGCTTCCGGCTGGTACCGTCCTTTTTACAAAACAGAGAAGAGCATCACCGGACGACGGGCTCATAACCCAATCCATCCGGGCGGCTGCCACCGCAGGTGTTCTTCTCTGTTTTGTGGAGAAACTAATCGGCCTTGCAGGGTCGATATGATGAGGAGCAGCAAAATGGCTAGCGAACGCAGTACTGATGTGCAGGCATTTATCGGGGAGCTGGACGGCGGCGTATTTGAAACCAAAATCGGCGCAGTTCTCAGTGAAGTCGCTTCCGGTGTGATGAACACGAAAACCAAAGGGAAGGTCTCACTCAATCTGGAAATCGAACCGTTTGATGAGAACCGTGTGAAAATCAAACACAAACTCTCATATGTTCGCCCAACTAACCGCGGGAAAATTTCTGAAGAAGACACCACCGAAACGCCGATGTATGTCAATCGCGGTGGTCGCCTGACTATTCTGCAGGAAGACCAGGGACAATTACTGACTCTTGCCGGTGAACCTGACGGAAAACTCCGCGCAGCAGGTCGTTAATATCGTTCTTAATAAACTAATTATTTACCTCATCACTGAATATCTTTATATAGTGAGGACTTATTATGTCTCAGAACTTAGACGTAACCGCAATTAATCAAATCCATGCCCTTATTTCTGCTCAGGGTGTTAATGAAATTATCAGTAAGATTGGTGCCGACGCAGTGGCATTACCTGAGAATTTCCGCATTCATGATCTGGAAAAATTTAATTTAAATCGCTTCCGTTTCCGTGGTGCGCTTTCCACTGCCAGCATCGATGACTTTACCTGTTATTCTAAAGATCTTGCAGATGAAGGCACCCGCTGCTTTATCGATGCTGATAATATGCGTGCCGTCAGTGTTCTTAACCTGGGTACTATTGATGAACCAGGTCACGCCGATAACACCGCCACTCTCAAACTGAAAAAGACAGCACCGTTCTCTGCTCTGTTGTCTGTTAATGGCGAGCGTAATTCCCAGAAGTCACTGGCAGAATGGATTGAAGACTGGGCCGACTGCCTTGTGGGCTTTGATGCTAATGGTGACGCTATTCAGGCAACAAAAGCGGCTGCGGCTGTCCGTAAAATCACGATTGAAGCAAACCAGACCGCTGATTTTGAAGATAATGACTTCAGCGGCAAACGCTCCCTGATGGAGTCTGTCGAAGCGAAGACCAAAGACATTATGCCAGTGGCATTTGAATTTAAATGCGTTCCGTTTGAAGGCCTGAAAGAACGTCCATTTAAATTACGCCTCAGCATTATCACTGGCGATCGTCCTGTACTGGTTCTGCGCATTATTCAGCTGGAAGCAGTGCAGGAAGAAATGGCTAACGAATTTCGTGATCTGCTTGTTGAGAAATTCAAGGACAGCAAAGTAGAAACCTTTATTGGTACTTTCACCGCCTGATTTCATTACTGCAAATGCCCCTGCGGGGGCATTTATGGAAACGTAATTGACTCAATAATCGCCTGATGGCGAGGGTTTTCTTTAACCCAAATTCAGCGCGGTGCAGCGCATATAACGAGGAGAACAAAATGTCATTTATTAAAACTTTTTCCGGGAAGCATTTTTATTATGACAGGATAAATAAAGACGACATCGATATTAACGATATCGCGGTTTCCCTTTCAAATATCTGTCGCTTTGCCGGTCATCTTTCGCACTTCTACAGCGTCGCCCAACATGTGGTGCTTTGCAGCCAGCTGGTACCGCAGGAATTTGCTTTTGAAGCGTTAATGCATGATGCAACAGAAGCGTATTGCCAGGACATCCCCGCACCACTGAAACGCCTTCTTCCTGACTATAAACGGATGGAAGAAAAAATAGACACCATAATCCGTGAGAAATACGGGTTACCCCCGGTTATGAGCACGCCTGTGAAATATGCCGATCTCATCATGCTGGCAACCGAACGCCGCGATCTCGGGCTTGATGATGGCTCTTTCTGGCCTGTACTGGAAGGTATCCCGGCAACAGAGATGTTCAACGTGATTCCACTGGCACCGGGCCATGCCTACGGGATGTTTATGGAACGTTTTAAAGAGCTGCATAAGATGCATAAGCAATCCTAACTGCGAAATTAACTAGTGAAATAGTTTTGTAGCAAAAGAAATGAGGTTATCAAAATGCTTCAAATGCTGACACTTGAGGAATGGGCTGCGGAAAAATTTAGGAGTAACCCTCCAAGTGTGTCCACATTGCGTCGTTATGCTAAGCAGAATTTATTTTGTCCACCGGCAATGAAACAAGGTCGACTATGGCGAGTGCGTGAGGACGCAGAGTTAGTTGGGGAATTAGTTACTCCTGTCATCAAGAAAAATGATTCTATTATTCTACAAAGGATTTTAAGTAATGGCAGCCAGACCACGTAAAAATAATGTTTCAGTCCCGAACTTGTATCCGCTTTATAGTAGAAAAGTAAATAAAGTCTACTGGCGATATAAACATCCAGTGACCGGGAAGTTTCATTCTTTAGGCACAAACGAAGCTGAAGCCATTGCTATTGCCACTGAGGCAAATTCACGCCTGGCTGAGCAAAGAACCCGGCAGATTCTGGCTATCAGTGACAGGATCGCAACCAGCAAAGGAAAAGCAATCACAACGTCAACCTGGTTAGATCGCTATCAAGCAATCCAGGATGACAGACTGGAAAGTGGCGATATAAAGCTCAACACCTATAAACAGAAAGCCAAACCAGTATCCTTGCTCAGGGAACGAGCAGGAATGAAATTAATTTCATCAGTTGATGTAAGGGATATAGCACAATTGCTTGACGAGTATATCACTGCCGGGCAACCGAGGATGGCGCAAGTAGTCCGCTCCGTTCTAATTGATGTATTCAAGGAGGCACAACACTATGGGGAAGTCCCTCCGGGCTATAATCCTGCACTGGCAACCAAACAACCTAGAAGAAAAATTACCCGACAACGGTTAAATCTTGAAGAATGGCAAAAAATCTTTGATATTGCAGATGCCAGTCATCGTTATATGGGGAATGCCATGCTGTTAGCACTGGTTACCGGCCAACGGTTAGGTGATATCTCACGTATGAAATTTAGCGATATTTGGGATGATCATCTTCACGTCATCCAGGAAAAAACCGGGAGCAAAATCGCCATCCCGCTTTCTCTTCGTCTCAACGCGATTAACTGGAGTTTACGCGATGTAGTCGCCCGCTGCCGTGACTATGCAGTCAGCCCATACCTTGTACATTTTTTCCGTACTACTTCACAAGCTGAACGTGGCGCGCAGGTTAAATCCAATACATTGACCATGAATTTCAGTAAAGCGAGGGATTTAGCAGGAATTGACTGGGGTGATGGCTCACCCGCAACATTCCATGAACAAAGGTCTCTATCTGAACGTCTGTACAAAGAACAGGGGTTAGACACACAAAAACTGCTTGGTCATAAAACGCAACAACAAACCGATCGTTATCATGACGATCGCGGCAAAGGATGGAGCAAAGTAGCGTTGTGA